TTCCGCGACAGCAGCCAAAAAATCAGAAACCAACGCGAAAAATAGTGAGTCAGCAGCAAAGGTCAGCGAAACCAACGCTAAAGCGTCAGAGAACAAGGCGAAAGAATATCTCGACAAGGTCGGGGGACTCGTCAGCCCGATGACGCAATACGATTGGCCTGTTGTTACTGCTAGTGAGTCTCTTTACATCAAGATCGCGAAACTTTCCGATCCTGGAACCAGCAGAAGTCATGTAACGCTAATGGTTACTAACGCTGGTAACTACGGCTCCCCTTACGGAAACATTGACTTTATCGAGATCTCGGCGCGCGGTCTGCCTTCTTTGCTTAGTGCGGATAATGTTTCTCGTCATCTGAGTATACGCCGCTTAGGGTCAACCGGGCTGACCGATAACAACCAGATGCGTTACGGCCTGGTTAAAGGTGACGGCTTTATTGAGGTTTGGGCATTCCAGGGTGCGTTTATTAACGACGCAAAGGTTGCGGTGCTGGCGCAGACAACACTAAACACAGAATTATACATTCCAGACGGATTTGTTAAGCAAACCGCCGCGCCTTCTGGATATATTGAAGGCAACGTTGTAAGGATTTACGACCAGGTAAACAAGCCGACTAAAGCAGATTTGGGTCTTTCTAATGCTATGCTTACAGGCGCTTTCGGTCTTGGCGGTAGCGGGATATCAACAAACGGCAAGATGAGCGATGTAGAGATCTTAAAAGCTCTGCGTGACAAAGGTGGTCATTTCTGGCGCGGTGATAAGCCGACCGGAAGCACGGCGACCATTTATAGCCACGGTTCTGGTATATTCTCGCGGTGCGGCGATACGTGGTCAGCGATCAATATCGACTACTCAACCGCGAAGATTAAGATCTATGCCGGCAACGATGCCCGGCTTAACAACGGGACTTTTAGCGTCAATGAGCTATACGGCTCGGCAAACAAGCCGTCGAAATCGGATGTTGGACTTGGCAACGTAACGAACGATGCGCAGGTAAAAAAAACCGGCGATACAATGACCGGTGACTTGACAATCAAAAAAGGTACACCGTCAGTCTTCCTGCGGGCAGACAGTGGAGTCACCGCTTTGCGGTTTTATACTGGCGATAACACAGAGCGCGGCATAATCTATGCTGGTCCTAACACTGATTCGCTTGGCGAAGTTCGCATCAGGGCAAAGACAGCAGGGGGGACATCAGGAGGGGATCTTGTTGTTCGTCACGACGGGAGGGTTGAAGTCCGTGATCTCACAGTAGCGTATAAAATTAAAAGCAGAACGATTGAGATTGCAAATACCGACACTGACTCATCGGCAACTACGCTAAGCATCTATGGAGTACAGCACACGCCGTTGGTTTTAACGCGTTCTGGTTCTTCTGAAAATGTGTCCATTGGGTTTAAGTTAGACAACATGAACCCAAAGTATCTTGGAATTGATACTAATGGGGATCTGGCTTTTGGTGAGAGTCCTGATCAGAAACAAAACAGCAAATTGATCACGCAAGCGAAACTCGACAAGGGATTAACGATTGGTGGTCAACTGGCTTTCAAAGGTACGACAGCGTTTTCAGCCGTTGCTACGTTCAGTGCCGGGATAGCAGGAGCCATCGAGCCGGAAAACATTGACGGCCAGACGGTTAATCTTAACAACCTGACCATCATCAAGTCAGATGCCGGGGCAGTTAAATACTATATTTGTCCATCCTCTGCAGGTGGTGCAAATATCACCAACAAGCCTGACGGCGTAACAGGTAACTTTTTGCTCCGTGTTGAATCGACTCGTAAGGTTAGGGATTCAGATTATGCGAACATGCAAACGCTGATTAACAGCGACACAAAACGTATATACGTTCGCTTTGTTGTTAATGGAAACTGGACAGCGTGGAGTCAGGTTGTTGTTTCCGGATGGAATCAGGATGTAACCGTCAGGTCGTTAACCTCGACGACTCCATCAAAATTAGGTGGCGGGCGGATTGATGTGCTTGGAAGTACGTCAGATTATGGCAGCATGAATTGTACCGTTCGTGGTGTTGATAGCACTGGAACCAATTCGGCGTGGTCGGTAGGCACATCAGAAAGCACAGGCAAAATGTTGTTCCTGAAAAACCACAGAAGCAGCGCTCAAGTGCTGTTAAATGGCGATGATGGAGCGGTTCAACTACTAAGTGGCACTGTTAACGGTGCTACAGCGCAGGCGCTAACCATCAACAAAGATGAGGTTAACTCAACTGCCGATTTAGTAATTAGAAAACAAACAGGGACTGGCAATCGTTTTGCTTTACTTAATTCAGGTAATTCAGAACTACCAGTTAGTATCAGGGTGTGGGGTTCCAGTACTCGACAAAACGTTTTTGAGGTTGGCACGTCTGCTGCGTATCTGTTTTATGCGCAAAAAACAACAGACGGGCAAAACCTTACTGTAAACGGAAGTGTTAACTGCACCACACTGAATCAGTCATCAGACCGCAGACTGAAAGAAAATATCGAGATTATCGATAACGCGACTGACGCAATCCGCAAAATTAATGGATACACGTACACGCTCAAGGAGAATGGGGCACATTGCGCCGGGGTTATAGCCCAGGAAGTTGAAGAGGCCATCCCGGAGGCCGTTGGTTCATTCATCCATTACGGTGAAGAGTTGCAAGGCCCGACCGTTGACGGCAACGAGCTACGCGAAGAAACGCGCTATCTTAATGTTGACTACGCCGCCGTGACGGGTTTACTTGTTCAGGTCGCCCGTGAAACAGATGATCGCGTTACCGCGCTGGAAGAGGAAAACACAACGCTACGTCAAAATCTGGCAACAGCAGGCACCCGGATCACCACTCTGGAAAATCAGGTAAGCGAACTGGTTGCACTTGTCCGGCAGTTAACAGGAAGCGAACATTGATATCCTTCAAGCCCTGAAGGAGGCTGTTCCTGGTACGTTCAGACTGTTGTTGAGCTGGAAATCGCAACGGAGGAAGAAACCTTGTTGCTGGAAGCCTGGAAAAAGTATCGGGTGTTGCTGAACCGTGTTGATACATCAACTGCACCGGATATTGAGTGGCCAGAAGAACCAGACACCGTGTAAGCAAAAAAGAAAAACCGCAGACACGACGTATGCATGACGTGCTGCGGTTTATGCTTATCACTTAAAGACTCAAAAATTAGGTGAGTAACGGACCGGGGACATAGCTCCTTTTTTTCTTAATTCATCTGGTATTTTTTTTCCAAGATAAAGATTTGCTATTTCAGGTGGGGCTTCTCGACCTTCAAAACCATAGCGCGAACTTTGTGTTGCCTCAAAGTCAGGATCCTCGTCCCAGTATTTCAACGAAGGGAAATTTTCACGTGTTGATTTGAGCCATTTATCAGCAATGAAAACCCCTCGAACGATCCCTCTTACAGTAGCAAGAATGATTTCTGCTTGGCTGGCGCGAGAGACATTAATGCGCCAGCTAAATCGAACCGCATCATAAAGCTCTGAATCCTTTGCACTTCTGTTAACGGATATCATTAATGCTTTATGATGAAATGTTATGGTTTCGGGCTGATATGTTGCTATCAACTCTTTGACATGCGCGGCGCCGAATTCATTGCTGCCAGCACCATTCATGATATTCGTTAACCCAGGGTAGGCATCAATAAGTGCTGCTTCAACTTCGTACGCCGTCTTTTCATCAGTCATTCCGTGTCGATGGATGACATGGATAACTTCAAGTCCTGCTAACCTTATTTCTCTAATTTGCTTTAGCTTGTTGCTCAGTAACTCGTCATCATCAGTCGCTGCCACTTCACCGCGCATATGGGCAAATACGCGGTTACCTTTGCCTTTCCCTACATAGAAGGTGCTTCCGTCCCTCGGATCAATCAATCGGTATACATACCAGCCAAGGTGTTCAATTACTCCAGAAGGAAACTCAGTAATATCCATTTTGCAATATCTGTGAATTATTTGTGAGACGTATATTAATGAACATTGCAAGGGCTCACAACTAGTAGTGTTGAGAAAGCCATCGGGAAAATGAGGCTAATTCTTTGAATTTACATAGTAAAAAAAGATACTTTTCCTCATAGTGTGAGCTAATTTTATGTTTCGTTTGATGATCGGACCGGTCTCAAAAACCGCAGGCACGTTGTATGCAAGAACGTGCTGTGGCTGGCTGGTGAACTTCCAATAGTGCGAATATTGAATGATGTCCAGCCGTTACCGTTTTTACGTGTTTATTAGTGAACAAACCACTCGTCAGCAGACTCCTAGGTATGAACAAAAGTTTTAGCTGAAACTCTATCTGTGGTGCGCGTAACAGAAGTGTAATAAAAGGCCCTAGAAAAGGGCCTAAGATTAGCAAAGATTATCCTCGATACTTAGAGGCAGGAATTTTGATAGGAAAGGCTGCCAAGCCTTTTTGACGAGCAAAGATCCGTTTACCTTTGACCGTAATAAAAGGACGGTAAATTGTGATGTATTCCTCAGATACAGCTTTTTCAATGGTCATATCGTGTTACCTGTAAAGTTTCGCTGTTGACAAAACCTAAGGTAAGCGTATACTCACAACCGCCAAGTTTTTCGTATTTGCTTACGATAGGAGAAGCCAGCGACAGCGGTTCGCTGGCTTTTTCGTTATCTTTTTGCATTTTTTCTCATCCAGGTTTCAGCCGCTTGTTGACTGACACCAAATGTTTTGCTTATATCTTCAACAGTCATTGTGGGCAAAACTAGTCTTGAGTCAATTAAGAAGTGGCTTGCAAAAACATCTGCTTGCCATTCGCTGTCTTCATAGATTTTATGCCCTCCACTAGTCTTATTACGTGCATAGATACTTTGATTGCGATGCATGACTAAATGACCAAGTTCATGCGCAACAGTGAATCTCGCATGGTTCTCACCATTGCACACTGCATCGTAAACAGATCGCTGTAAAACAATTTTGTTCTTATCTGGATAAGTCACTGCATAGCGTTTGGGCAGTTCATGATCTTCAACAATTTCTAGCTCAATGCTTTCTGAGGCCATAAGACCTTCTAGTAATACATCCAGTCTCAGATATGTGTGATTTGATATCTGAAGAACGTCTCTCAGACGATGAGCGTATGATTTAATCATGCTGGTGCTGAGAGGTGAAACGCGATGGCCAAGTTCTCGTTTCGCAATCATTATTCAGTCCTTTAACATTTTATTAAGCTTATCGAGTTGCTCTGGACTCAGGTCCTTAAATTTACGAGCAAAAACAAGCATTAGTTCTTTGTTCTGCTCATTTGCATCCGACATATCAACCTTAATGGACGGTTGAGAAATCTCTGCCTGTTTCTTGAGATTGATGATGTCTTGTCCGCTAAGCTCAAAAGTTGTTGCAATCGTATTTACTAATGAGTCCGGTATAGCTCTTTTGCCTAATTCAATGGCGGATAAGTAAGCCGAACTAACGCCTAACAGATCAGCCATATTTTTGAGCACCATACCCCGGTCTATTCTCATTTTTCTGAGAGTCTTACCAAAGCTAGTTACCATGTTGCGCCTCCTACAATCCATGCTCACTTATACTAAAAACCAAACTCAAGATCAACAAAAATTGTAGAATTTTTTAATCTCAGCGTGTGATGACAATCTACATAAAATCATGAAATGGTGCAAGGCGTAACTTAAAAAATACCACATGTAGTGTCAATTTTATGTGCTGTATGGATATATGGGGTTGGTAAACTTTTGCTCTTTTGTGCTCCTCAGCTATGTGGTTGTTTGATTTTTGAACATCTTGTGGAACATAAATTGGGTTTATGCTTTTCCCTTTCGGTGACAACATGTTTATAGGATGTATAATCCATAAAAAAAGGAGGGGATGGCGTGCAAAAGAATTTGTTACAATTATGCTACGAAGAAGAGTGTGGAGAAAATTATATCCGTAGCATGAATGAAAAAGGGCAGATTTTTGTTTCACTTTCAGATGTGCTAAGAACGCTTTCTGCTGAGAACAGAAAACTGGATGGAAAGACTTCTCAAAGCTTGCTCACTGTAATAAGAGCGGTAATAAAAACTTTAGATCCAGATGAGTTTAGGAATGTTTCTCTTGTCGTGGATGGTGAAACTATCTCTGAGGTATTTCTTACTGAACCAGGTCTATATAGAGTACTTGCTCAGGATACTACTGCTGCGGGGAAAAAATTCCAACGCTGGCTTTTTCATCAGGTCCTTCCGTCTATTCGTGAATTTGGTGTATATCCTCCGCCACCTAAACAAGAACGTTCAGAACTGAGTGCTTTTGCTAACAGTCTGCAGCAGACGGTTCAAGCATTGGTAATGGAAATAGAAAAACGTGAAGAGTTAGAAAGTAGAGTAAACCAAGTTGAACTAAAAGTTAACTCGTTAGAAAGTTTAAGAGACTTGTCTCAGTTCAGAAGTGTTCCTCAACGATTGATGGAGTTAGGTTTGGATACCTATTCAGTTGAGGAACTTTGGCAATGGTGTGAAAAATTGCGTAGTGAACGTGGAGCAGAAAGAATTAAGTGCCCCTCCGGATTGAATATAAATTCTTGCTATCCATTAGCTTTGGTTGATGAAGCTATCGCTATATACCAGAAAGTAGTTGAGGCAAGAACACGTCAGTGAGCTTGAGGGAAAAAAACAAAAAAGCCCGCATAAGCGGGCTTTTTTGTCACTCGGGAGCCGCGGCTCCTTTGCGTATCCTTTTTTGTCTCCTCACCGTCTGGTCGGTGTCCTGCTGAGACTGCTAACTTCCTGTTTTTATTGGTGTTGTCCTTACACCGTCCAATCATGATTGGTGGAGCTGGCGGGAGTTGAACCCGCGTCCGAAATTCCTACATCCTCGGTACTACATGCTTAGTCAGTCTTTACATTCGCTTGCCAGCTGCGGACGGACACGCCACTAACAAACTAGCCTGATTAAGTTTTAACGCTTCAACCCCAGGCAGGGCTTCCACGCGATCTCTTTTGGGTTTGACCTCTCTTGATCCCCGTCCTAAGAGCGGAGGCTAGGGAGAGAGGGCTCTAAGCAGGTTATTAAGCTGCTAAAGCGTAGTTTTCGTCGTTTGCGACTATTTTTTGCGGCTTTTTACGAGGCCAACCGCCCCTCGGCATGCACCTTGGGTTTCGCAAATCCCGTCGAATCCAGAATCAGCCCCAATGTGTAAAGGTAAGTATACCAGATTTATGAGCGCCAT